TGTATCAATTCCAGCATCACAAACTCCATCTAAAGCCATATCAGATTTAGTTGCAATAATAGCTTTTTTAATATCTACTACTGAATCAGATGATTTAACATTTAAACCTAATTCTTTAGCAACAAGTAAAGCATCTACTTTTGCATCAATTAAAGAATCAATATTTTTAGTTTCTTCTTCTGGCATTTTTTCATCAATCATTGTTTCTTCTTCTGATTTTTCCATTTTTAAAAGTTCAGCTACTTGTTTCGCTAATTCTTTAATATCAAATGGCATTTCAGCGTCAGGAGTTTTGATTTCTTCTTTTTCTTCCATAGAGTCAATTCCTTTCAAAGTATTTTCATCTACAATTATACTATTAGAATCAAATACTAATTTACACTCTTGCCCACATCTAGCCGAATCAACCAAAGCAATGTGATTAATTTTAATATTTGTTTGAATATAGTCATAAATAATACCTTCAAACTCACCTTTTTCTTTTACTAAGTTTTGAGAGTAACCAGCAGATAACTCCATTTTTCCGTTTATAACTTTATTGATTAAGTCTTTATCTGTTACAACTATTTGAGCCTTGATGTAATCAATACCGTCTTTGTTGTAAGTTTCGTAACTTGCTACGCTACCTTTTATCAGTTCCGTTGCATTGTCAACTGTTACAAATGTATTAGGGTGGTCGTCTGTTATTGGAGCGTTTGCATAAGTAGATAAAGACTCTTCTTTTAATACTTCATCTCGTGGACGATAGACATTAAAAACTACTGTTGGGTTTTCCATATCTCCAAGTTCTGCTCCTATGTAGGGTTGCAAACCAGTTCGTGCGACTACTCCGTTAATATGTAAGAATCCAGTATCTTCATCTATGTGTTTTGTGAAGTCCTGAAAAGTATCTTTTAATATAACTTTCAATTTATTTTCCTTTATTTTAAAATTCTTCAATCCATCTTATTTGAAAATCAATAACAGTATTGTTTATACTTTTAGCAGTAATTGTAATTATATCACCAGCATTTGCAGCAATAACAACATCACTTCCAAAAAGATTAATTCTATCTCTATCAACTTTATTTAAAAATGTTCCACCTATTTGTTCGTTTGGTTTTGATACACCCGTAACTATTGTTCTATTATTTAATACAAGTGGGCTATCAATATTTATCTCACTTACGCTTAGTTGTTCATCGTAATATCCCCAAGTACCGACAGCCCCATTTACACCGTTTATATACACATTAAATTCTACTGATTTTGTTCCATCTGAAACAAATGTAAGTGTTCCATATCTTAATCTTACTGTATTTGGAGTGCCAATTGGAAACTCTAATCTATTTCTAATTGATAATAAAACTGTTTCTGTATTTCCAGCTACTGAAACTTGACTTCTTTTAATATAAGGAAATTTATCAGCCCCAGTCCCCGATGCTCTTTCTCCAACTGTTCCAGCACTCCAAGATGAAGTACCTATTTTAATATTATTACCACTTCCACTATTTCTTCTTATAAATTCACTCATTGGTTGTGTTGGATTACTTAGGTGTGGTTTAGTATCTATATTAGCAGTTGTGTGTCTATGAACTAATGTCCACCCCGTGTTGCTTTTTATGGAAAACAATATATCTGCAATAGCAAAACCAAAAGAGATACTCATAATATTTTCTTTAGTAGGATTTAAAATAAAATCACCACCTAAAAGTGTATTTTCATTCCAGCTACTCTGACTAATAAATGTTTCAATACCTCTTAGTTTTAGCCATATTCCAAAATCTAGTCCTTTATATCCAAAACCTATAAAATCATTTCCCCTAATACTTCCATAACCTATTCCACTATCAACGCTTGATTCATTTCCGATATAAATAGATGTAAAAAACTGGTCAGATATATGTCCAGTTATGTACCTATTTGTATTTTTAGACTTGATTTCAGCCATTCCAGTACTCAATCCAGTTTCTAAATAAGCAGTTTGGTTAATATGGCTTTGTATAGCTGTTCCACTTTGAAAAAAATCAGTAGATTTTAAATTGGACTCCAAACCAGCGTTTCCATTGTTTCTAATAAATGGAATATTAATATTGTTCTGTCTTGATGCCACAACTGATTCACCAAATACTGTATTAAATGAACTTCTTTTTGCAAAGTCTAATTTATTTAATCCTGATATTTCTGAAGCCATTTGAGATACATTTGCGACTAAAACATCTTGATACAAATTAGTATTAAAATCGTTTGCTTGGTTATTTGATAGTATCATTAAACTTCCTTGTAGAATTCGAATAGATTATGTGTAATAGTGTCATTTATATTTGTAGCATTTCTTATTAAGAACACACTATTGATATTATTACTATATAAATAAATAACTTGATTAGATAAATTATTAATGCTTTTACTAATAAATTCCCAGCCACTTTGAGTGAAATATCCAGTTGATTTATTTAAATATCCACTATTTTGACCATTTATTCCAAGTGCTTTTAGTTCTTCATCTGTCATTTTTATATAAGCCATCACTATCCTTTTTTAAATTATAGCATTTGTAATAAATATAAGTTTACTTTAAAACTATTTTAATTATAATTAGGGAAAAGAAAGGATTAGAATGAAAATATCAAACAAAGACCTAGCAACATTCTACAACATAACTCACGCTACTTTATTGAATTATAAAAAGCATAAAGATATTGGGTATCGAAGAAGATATACGGCTCTAAGAGATTTATATATTAAGTTTATGGAGGGTGGGAAGTGAAAGCATTAGAGATATTAAAAAGAATATATGCAAATAACCCTGATACAAGATTTCAAAGAAACAATATAGATATTAATTTTACAATACATGACTTTTCTAATGTTAATGAAGCTATAAAAGAACTTGAAGCATTAGAAAATAGAAGTTGTGAGGGTTGCAAGTATCATCTAAGTGATAATGGAAATTATCCTTTGCACCCTTGTTGCGAATGTTCAAGATTTTTTATAGATAGTTGGCAGTCAAATTAGCCACTCTTGATTGAGTGGTTAGTTTTCAGGAATAATATAAATTGCTTGACATCTACAATTTATTTCACTTCCAGGAGTTACCATCTCTCCACTTCTCGGGTCTCTTAAGCCTACTTTAATATCAAACTCTTCACCATCTAAACTTTCGTGGTCTTGACTATCTTTTGGATTAATACCTCTAACTTTTTCATCACCTGATGTCTGCCATATTGCCTTAGTTATACCTGCGGATTCTGCTCTTGCATTATTTAAGTTTGCATTTATTGTGCTTATTTCATTTCTTGCAATAGTCTTAATTCTCGAATCCAATTTGCCATAAACCGAACGAATACCACTAATTCCTTTAATCTCATTCGCAATTGACTTATAAGTTTTATTTCCACTTACTCCATTTTGAATAATCATTTCTATCTGATTAAAAAATTGAGCTGGAATTGACTTTATTAATACCTCTTGTTTTCTTCTTTGTAAAGCTACTAAATCATTTAACTTATTTTGATTAATCATACGCCCTACATCAACGCCGTATGCACCTTCTAAGGTTTTTCTAAACTTATCATTACCCATATTCAACAATCTTGATACAACACTATTAGCTACCCTTGAAGCGAATGCAAAAGTATTCGAGTATTTACCTTGTAAAATATTTAAAGCACTTAATAAATCCGTTACACCAACATCTTTAGTATATTTAGAATCCAAACTTACATTTTCAAGAATAGGCAAGATAGTTTCATTAATATCTTTTTTCATTTCATTAGCTAATTGCTTGAGTTGCTTATAATACTCTAGCTCCACAGCTCGTGGAGTCTTAAGCAGTGATATTGTTTTCTGTTTCTTCATTTGTAGCTGTTTCCAATTCATTATACATTGCTATTTCAGCTTCAACACTTTCAGCAGTTATTGTTGGATATCTATCATCTTGAACTAATCTTGATTTAATATCTAATTCATTAACTACACCCATGTTTAAATAAAGGTTATCAACTTCAGCATTAGCTTTGTTTAATTGTGCTGTTTCTAAGTCCGACATTTGCCACAATGGTTTAAACTCAAAAGTAATGTTTAAATTTTTACCAAATAAATGATACTGCATAAGTTTATAAATAGTTTCGTAAGCTGGTAATAGTTTTGTTCTTTCAGCTTCAACCTTATCATAGTAGTTACTTAAATCACCCTCACCCGTTACATTTAATCCCGTTGAAGCAATACCCATAAATCTTGAATAAGGTATGTCAAAAGCTCCACACACTATTTCAAAAAATGCTTTATTGATTGATTCTAATCCTGAAAAGTTTTTAGCTATGTTTATATAGTCATCTTCTTTGTCTAAAGCAATACCATTAAAAATAGATTTACTTTCTTGAATTGATTGAAGCCTTTTTAAAACTAATTCATCAGCTCCATTGGTTAAAGCGTCATTAAGTCCAGCAATTTTATAAACATCTTGATTAGATTGTAAAAGTATATTAGATAATAAATCAGGTGATACAGTTGCATTTAAGATTGACGTCCAACCTTTTTCATATACAGATAAACCCCATCCATTCATTAACTCTCTATTGTAGTTAGTAGTTGTTTCCCCATCTAGATGAATAACTCTTGAATAGTGAACATTACCGCCACCTTTTGCAATTTGGTAATAAATAGGCTTAAGATAATTTTGACTTAATGGATCTCTTTCAAGTTCAACGCTTGTAATATCAAATTTATCTAATACAACTAAGTTTTTTAATTGTCCTTGTTTAAGATTATCAATAATTAAAGGTGTATCCATAGTATCTTCATTGGTAACTATTACGATAACAGCACCCCCGAAAACCTTAGACCATTTAGCTAAGTTAGTGATTTTTTCTTCAACTTTAAAAGCTTTTAAACCTTTTTCAAATATCTCTAATTGTTTTGTATCTTCTAAAGATAAAGTTACTCCATCTTTTAGTGCATCATCAACTGGAATGTTCACAGCTTTTGATGCAATCCAATTAGTAGAGTATAAGTCATTTAGTTGTTGCCTGTGATATGATTTTAGATTAGCAGATACATAACTCGCACTTTGTGTAATATCTCTTTTCCCACCAAGTGAACGAAGAACATCAAAGAATCCATCTATTGTTAATTTCTTCATATAATTAACCTTTTTTGTTTTAATTATAGCATTAATAATAGTGTGATTGTTTTTATATATGTGATGTGGCTGAGAGATAAGGACTCGAACCTTAAACCGACACAGTCAAAGTGTGCTGTTCTACCATTGAACTATCTCTCAAGAAAAAAAGCCCCACTTGAAAAAGTAGAGCTTAATAAAATAGATGACCATATTGTATATAAATATTTATTAAAATAAAATTAAACTGACTGATTCTTCATCTCTTCATATTCTAACTGTTCTATATCTGACAATATAGCTTCATATTCCAAAATCTGCATAATATCTTTAGTATCAAACTCTTTTACCTCTTGTAATCCACCGTAACCTTTTTTAACCAAACTAAAAAAGAGTAAGTTTATATCTTTAATATTAGTATGAGATACCCACTTACTCCAATAATTTACTTTACTTACATAACCATTTATTTTGTAGTTAGTTTGGTTTGATAAAAAGGAAAAACTATCACTTTTAAAGATACTGCAATATAATCCAAATAATCTTCTGCAAACTCTTCAAAGTGTTTAGGCAATTTAGACAACTGCATACCATCATATAAAACTCTATCATCAACTTTAGTCATAACTTTTTTAAAATCATCTCTTTGTAAGAATTGATAATTTCCCATAATGATATTAGCTTCAATCTGTGAATAAATTGATAACACTTCAACTCTAAACTGATGACTTAATCCAGTTAATTTATAAGTTCTATCATTGATAGAGAATTCTCCACTATTACTGTATTGTTTAATTTGTTCTAAGCTTTGATTTTGTTCTTCTATTGTCATGTTATTTCCTTTAATTTAATTTAAAACATATTAGCGTTTAAGCCAGTTTTTCCAGTTCCTACAATTCCAATATTAATAGCATCTAGCATAGGGTCGATAGTATCATCGTGTTTACCATTTGGGAATGATATAGCTTCATCTATCAACGCTTGAACATTAGGTACATTTTCATTAAGATAAACTCTACCTGATTCAATATGTGGACTTAAGTCATCACATCTAAATACTTTATCCGTCATTCTTGGAATTGCTTCAATCTTTAGCTTTTCAGCTTTTAAATCTTGAATTAGTGAACTACCACTTGATTTATCTTCTATATACATTTTTCTTAATGTTGCTATTGTACTAACATTATGCTTATTATAAAATATTTTAGCCATTTTTCGCAACTGTGGAGCTTCATATTTATCTCTAATCATATCAATTAAGTAAATATCTTTATCTTTTGATACCGCCCAACATTGCATAACTGTATAGTCATTTTGTTCTTTGGTTTTTTGAGCTGTATCGACTGTTATTATTAAGTGCGATATTTGAGGTAAAACAGTCCACCATCTAAACCAGTCATATTTGATTCTATTTCCACCTTTGATAATAGGCTCTTGTTGAAATTGAGAATAAAAATAATGACTGTTTGAGTTTTTCATTTGCTCTAATCTTGAAACTGGATAGAAGTCTTCCCAAAACGATTCATTGTTATCTTCATTAAGTGCTTTAATTTTTAGAAAAGTCCACTCTCTAAAATCTTTAAAATAGTTTTGTTCTATACACCCGACTAAATCTTCATTATGTAATCGTTGCATAATTACTATTATTGGAACATTTGGATTATTTACCCTATTTGACAAAGTAGTTTCATACCAATCTTTTATTTTTCCCAGTTTAAGCAATGAATTCGCATCATCAGGTTTTAATGGATCATCTACAATTATGCAACCACCCCAAACATTAGAAGATTTTAAACCAGCTCCATGCCCAGTAATTTGTCCAAAACTTGATACTGCATAAACTCCACCATTTGCATTGGTTTTCCATAGCTTTTTAGATTGAGTATCTTTTTTAGTTTCTATTTCAAATAATGATTTGTGTTCTAAAGAGTTAATCATATCTCTTATTTGCTGTGAACTGTTGGCGACTAATGTATCAGAGTAAGAAGTCATAATATATTTTGATTGTGGGTGCTTAGTAATTGTCCATTCGATAAAAGTATTTACTATTTCAGTTTTACCACTTCTTGGTGGCATATTAATAACTAACTTTTTTACTTCACCTTTATAAACTTTTATTAAGTGTTTACAGATTTTAATATGTGAATCAGTTAAGATAATTTTTGAGTTATATTTTCTTTTAAAAGACCATCTAAGGTATCGAATAAAATCTTCAAGTAATATTTCT